CTCGACGCAAGCGCCTACGGACGGCGACCTGCTCTCGCTGCTGATCGACGACGCGCGGCGTGGGGCGGACCCGCGCACGAAGGTAGTGCTCTATACGGCGGACGAGCGGGCGGACCCGTTCTCTGAGGAAGCGATCCGGCAGGCGTCGCCGCATTACGACGTCTTCATGAACCGGCGCGAGATCCTCGACCTCGCGGAAGCCGCGCGGCGGATGCCGTCCCGTGAGGCGTCGTATCGGAACCTGATCCTCAACCAGCGCGTGAACGTCGCGAACCCGTTCGTCTCGCGCGGCATCTGGGACGCCTGCGGCGGCGCGCCGGCCGCGTCCGTCCTAGAGAGCGGGCCCGTCTATATGGGGCTCGACCTCTCGGCGCGCGTCGACCTCACGGCAGCGGTCGGGGTCGCCAAGGACGAGGCCGGGGCCTGGCACGTTGAGGCGAAGTTCTTCGCGCCCGGCTCCGGCATACGCGAGCGCTCGATGCGCGACCGCGTGCCCTACGACCAATGGGCGGCGGAAGGCCACATCGAGCTAACGCCCGGGGCGAGCGTCGACTACGAGGCGGTAGCGCGCTGGCTCGCGGGGTACGCGGAAGAGCGCGACGTGCGGCTGATCCGCTTCGACCGCTGGAGGATGGACGTGCTAGAGACGGAGCTAGCGCGGCTCAACGTCCGGCTCCCGCTTGAGCCGTTCGGCCAGGGCTTCCGCGACATGGCGCCGGCGCTCGACGAGTTGGAGAACGTGCTCCTGCTCGGGCAGCTACGGCACGGCGGGCATCCGGTACTGACGATGTGCGCGGCGAACGCCGTCGCGACGACGGACGCGGCCGGCAACCGGAAGCTCGACAAGTCGCGGGCGACGGGCCGGATAGACGGGATGGTGGCGCTCGCGATGGCGATCGGCGGCGCCTCCTCGAAGGCCAGCAAGCCGCCGGCCGAGTACTCGATCCACCTCCTGGGATGAGCCGCGTCGTTGCTGTAGATGCGTTCATGGGGCTCACCTACGGGCAGCGGGTAGGGTCTTTCAGCGATGACGCGGATCTAGAGCACCGTCTGGACCGCCTATATCATCGCGCGCCCGCCCTGGTTGAGGTTCAGGCCGACATGACGCGCGGCAGGGTCCGCGGGTGCCAGCAGTGCGGGGCACGGCTCCCGCATAGCAGGAGCGTTGTCTGCGCACGTTGCTACGTTGGGCGGCCTGCTAGGCGCGGTATAGTGGCCAAGCGCGCGCCGGCTCCGCCCCCTCCGTCGCCGGCCCCGTTGAGCGCCGATCGGTTCTGGTCAGACGGCTCGTCGGGCACGATGCGATTCTACGCTCGCTGCGGGCATTGTCGGTGGGGTTTGGAGGTAACGGCGTCGGTGATCAATGACATCGTGGATCGCGGCTTTGTGTTTAAATGCCAACAATGCCTCCGGGCCGGATGCTAACGACCCGGCAACGCGAGGTCGCGGAGCTAGTGGCCCGCGGCTACTCGGCCAAGCGTATTGCGTCTGCGCTGGAGATCAGCGTGGCGACGGTCCAGGCCCACATACGCGATGCCGCGGAGCGGCTAGCGGACGTGCCGGGGCCGCCGCGCTATCGGCTCATCGTCTTCATCCTCTCGCGCGGCCCCGAGCCGCCGGGCCCCGGAGCGGTTACCTAGAGTTATCTATACCGCCGCCTCCGGCTGCGCGCCTAAGATTTCGACCCGTCAGATAGTCGCACCTCCGAACGACTACGAAGGACGGGCCCCGCGCCGTGCTCCACCGAGCCTACAGCCTGCTCGACATCAAGGCCGTCGACGACGACGCCTACGTGATCGAGGGCATCGCGTCGACTCCTACGCCGGACAGCTTCGGCGACATCGTTGAGCCGCTCGGCGCCAAGTTCTCGCTCCCGATGCCGCTGCTCTGGCAGCACAGCGCCAGCAAGCCGGTAGGCGAAGTCGAGTTCGCCAAGCCGCGCAAGGACGGCATCCCGTTCCGGGCGCGGATCCGGAAGCCTTCGGAGTTCACGAGCGCGGCGCTACGCGAGCGCGCCCTAGAGGCGTGGGAAAGCGTGAAGTCGCGGCTCGTCCGGGGCGTATCTATCGGGTTCCGCGCGCTCGACCTCGAATTTCTCGAAAGCGGCGGGATCCGCTTCAAGGAATGGCAGTGGGTCGAGTTGTCGCTGGTCACGATCCCGGCGAACGCGGAAGCGACGATCACGGCCATCAAGAGTTTCGATAGTCGGGCACGCGCCGCGTCAGGCCGGCCCGACGTCGCGGTAGTAGCAGAGCGTCCGACCCGGCCCGGCGCCACGGGCACGACACAGAAACCCAAGCCCAAAGGTGCTAGGAGCATGACGATCAAGGAGAGGATCGCCGCGTTCGAGGCCCGGCGTGCGGCGCACGCGGCCAGGATGCAGGAGATCAGCGAAGCCGCCGGCGAGCGCGGCGAGACGATGGACGAGGCCGAGCAAGAGGAGTTCGACACGCTGCTCGACGAGATCAAGCAGATCGACGGCGACCTGGCGCGCCAGCGCGCGCTCGACGCGCTCAACGTTAGGGCCGCCAAGCCGGTCGACGCCGAGCCGACGCAGAAGGCGGCCTCGGAGTCGCGCGGCCGGCCGACCGTGCATATCTCGACGCGGCCGCACCGGGAGAAGGGCATCGGCTACGCGCGCTACGCGATGGCGCTGGCGGCGAGCAAGGGCAGCCGGATGGAGGCGGCGCAGTACGCGCAGGACACGTGGGGCGACGGCGCCGACGACGTGATCGCGCTCCTGCGGCGTCCGAAGATGACGGAGAAGACCGCAGTGGCGGCCGGCACGACGACGGCCTCCGGCTGGGCATCGCAGCTGGCGGAGCAGACCAACCTGGTCGCGGAGTTCATCGAGCTGCTGCGGCCCGCCACGCTCATCGGGCGGGTCCCCGGCCTGCGCGGCGTGCCGTTCAACATCAAAGTGCCGACGCAGACGGGCGGCGGGACGTACAGCTGGGTCGGCCAGGGTCAACCGAAGCCGCTGACCGCGCCGACGTTCAGCCAGGCGACGCTCGACATCGCCAAGGCGGCCGGCATCATCGTGCTGACCGAGGAGCTGATCCGCTACTCCAGCCCATCGGCCGAGGCGCTCGTCCGTGACGAGATGATCCGAGGCATCGGGGCGTTCCTCGACGACGCGTTCATCGATCCGACGGCCGCTGCGGTGGCGAACGTCAACCCGGCGTCGATCACGAACGGCGTGACGGGTACGGCGGCGAGCGGCACGACGGAGGCCGACGCGCGCGAGGACCTGAACGCGCTGCTCAAGGCGCTCGCGGACGACAACTATCCGCTCGGCGAGGTCGTGCTCATCACGTCCGAGTCGATCGCGTTCACGCTCGGCGGGCTCGTCAACCCGCTCGGGCAGCCGAGCTTCCCGGGCCTCTCCGTCACGGGCGGCACGATCCGGGGCGTACCGGTGATCGCGTCCAACTCGGTCGGCGCGCAGATCGTGGCGGTCCACACGCCGTCGATCCTGCTGGCCGACGACGGCGGCGTCGAGCTGGACATGAGCCGAGAGGCGAGCGTCCAGATGGATACGTCGCCCGACCCGCAGGAGAGCGTGGACGCCAACACGGTCTACGTCTCGCTCTGGCAGATGAACATGGTCGGGCTGCGCGCCGAGCGGTTCATCAACTGGAAGAAGGCCAGGTCCACGGCGGTCGACCGGATCCATACGGTCGCCTACGCCTGAGCCTGAGCCGGGAGAGGTACCGTAGCAATGGTGCGGGGCGGCGTCGCTCGCAGCTGGTGGCGCCGCCCCGCGCTCGTTATCTGCGGCCTAGTCGTAGCGGCGTGCGTTCTGCCGACGGGTATCGAATATGAGGGCCGCCGCCCGCTCGATGCGCCGCCGGAGTATCGGACGTGGTACGCCGAGGTCGCGACGTGCTGGCGCGCGCGCGGCGTATTGATCGGGCGTGGCTTCGCGCAGGCGCAGTGGTTCGTCGCCAGCCAGGTCTACGCTCACGGCTATGAGCGGGCCGGAGCGATCGAGTTGCCGGACGCTATCACGATGTCCGAAGTGCAGGTCATGCGCCGCCGCTCCGTCAAGCATGAGATGAGCCACCACTACGTCCAGCGCGGCAACGAGCTACATCTAGCGGACGAGAGCGTGCCCTGCGAAGACGCCCCGGCCTTGGAGGACGCGTGAAGATCCGCGCGAAGGCGAACCGCAACGTAGTCGACCTGCCGGATAAGCGGGCGCGCGATCTGGTCCGGCGCGGGATCTTCGAGTACGTCGAGCCGGCGCCGGGTCCCGATCTAGGCTCGCTGAGCAAGGCCGAGCTAGAGAAGCTGGCCGCCGGGCTGGAGGTCGAGGGCACGGGAGCGGGCGGCAACGTGCGGAAGGACGACCTCGTGCGCGCCCTGAGGTATAGCCGCCGCGACTTGCGGGCCGAGGAGTAGGGGATGCAGCTCCTGGGCTTCGAGATCCGCCGCATACCGCGCAGGAAGCAGGGCGGCACCACGGTGCCGGCGTCCTACGGCTGGTGGTCGGCGATCCGCGAGCCGTTCCGGAACGCTTGGCAGCACAATCGGGAGATCAGGGTCGACACGGTAGTCGCCCATCATGCCGTCTACGCGTGCGTCACGCTCATAGCCAACGACGTCGGCAAGCTCCGGCCGAAACTCGTCCAGCTCGGCCCGGACGGGATCTGGGAAGAGACGACGAGCGCGGCGTTCAGCCCGGTGCT